CGGACAATCTGTGTACAACCAGATGCGCGACACGTACAAAAAGATGTACGAACAAGTTAAGGACGTCCTTGACGCACGTATCGACTCCGCTATCGACGACAAAGGCACCGCCAACAAGGTCAAGGCCGAGGTATACCAACGCCTGTTTGCAAGCGGCAGTATTGAGCCTTACTTCCCATTGACTCGTTCGGGCAAATACTGGCTGTCGTACAGCGCGGTTGACCCACGCAACGGCAACAAAGAGTTTTACGTCGAAGCGTACGAAACATCGTACGCCCGTGATCAGGCAATCAAAGAACTCAGGGCTGACCCAAAAGCCAAGGCTGACGATATTCAGAAATTTGCCAACGCAAACCAGATCAACTATCGCAAGGCACCTGCCACATCGTTTGTGAACGGGGTACTGCGTACACTGGAAGCCAACAAGGTCAATGCTGACGTCACCGAAGAGGTGATGCGTTTGTTCCTGAACACCCTGCCTGAAACATCGTTTGCTCAGTCGTTCCGTCGACGCAAAGGCACGCTCGGTTTCCAACATGACGCCATCGGTGCGTTGCGCACAAAGACGTTCAGCCTGTCCCGCCAACTCTCCAACATGGAGTATGGTCAGAAGTTTGAGAAACTGCGTGCTGAGATCAAAGACTACGTCCGTAGCCAAGGCAACCAAGAAGAAGCCGTTCAGTACATGGACGAGATGGATGCACGTATCGACTACGCCATCAGCCCCAACGTACCGCAGTGGTCTAAGTTAGCCACGTCGTTTGGCTTCAACATGACGCTCGGTTTCAACGTGTCGTCAGCCATCGTCAACTTGGCGCAAGTCCCGCTGGTCGTGATGCCCTACTTGGGTGGTAAGTACGGATACGGTGTTACGTCAGTTGCACTGGGCCGGGCCGCTCGTATCTTCACTAACAGTGGATTCGACCGCGAAGTCGAGATGTTGGTGCCCACCGACAAGGGCGAGAAGAAGGTGAAGGTCAAGGCTTTCCCATCCATGGACAACTACGACTTCACGAAGAACCCTGAGTTGAAGCACCTCGAAACTTTGGTCAAGGTAGCCGGTGCACGTGGTCAGTTGAACCGCTCGCAGATTTACGACATCCTTGACGTAGGCGAAGAGAACAACCTGCTCACCAAGGTCAATGCCGCTTCCGGTTTTGTTTTCCACCATGGCGAACGCATGAACCGACAAGTCGCACTGATTGCGGCTTACGAGTTGGAACTCAATCAGATGCGCAAGAAGGGTCGCACCCTTGACGCCAAGGCCGAGCAAGAAGCCGCTGACTATGCAGTGTACGTAACAGAACTTACCAATGGTGGAACAGCCGCCGCCGCTGCGCCGCGTATCGCTCAAGGGCCTTTGGGTAAAGTTCTTTTCATGTACAAACGCTATGGCGTGTCCATGTACTACATGCTGTTCAAGACCGCACGGGATGCGTTGAAAGACCAAGACCCCGAAGTCCGCAAAGCCGCCATGAAGCAGATTGCCGGTATCTACGCATCTGCCGCCCTGATTGCCGGTGCATCCGGTGTGCCAATGTTTGGTGTTGCCGCCATGATCTACAACATCTTTAAGGGTGATGATGACGACGATATGGACACAGCCGCACGTAAGTGGATGGGCGAGTTGTACTACAGTGGCTTAGGTAATGCTGTGTTTGGCGTAGAGATTGCCAATCGTGTGGGTTTAAGTGACTTGTTGTTCCGCGACACCACCACAAAGCCAAGCGATAGCGTCATGCTCAGTCTCATGGAACAAGCCGGTGGCCCTGTGCTTGGCGTTGCAAGCCGTATGGAACGTGGCCTAAAGTTAATCAACGAGGGATACACTGAGCGCGGTATTGAGCAAATGCTCCCGTCTGCAATGGGTAACATGTTGAAAGCCATGCGCTTTGGAACCGAAGGTGCAAACACCTTGCGTGGTGACCCTATCACTGGTGACCTTGGCTACTGGAATACGTTTGCTCAGTTCTTTGGTTTCGCCCCTGCCGAGTACACCCGCCAGTTAGAAATCAACAGTTCACTGAAGAACATTGAGCGTAAGACCATGGAAGACCGCACCAAGTTATTGCGCAACTTCTATATTGCTACCCGCAATGGTGACGGACAGGAACGTGCAAGTGTGATGCAGAAGATGTTGGAGTTCAATAAGAAGCATCCCACTGCGGCAATCACGCCCGATACTATCGACAACTCCATGGCACAGCACATGAAGACGTCCGCCGAGATGTACCACGGCATTACGATTAACAAGTCACTGCGACCTGAGTTGATGCGTAACATCCGTGAATACGACGACGAAGACGAGGAATAAAAAATCCCCCGCTGATTAAGGCGGGGGACTAAACTCCATAAGGAGGAACGAAGGAGACAGGCAACCTGTCGGTCGGGATAGTATCACAATCGTCTCCAAATGCGAACCCCCCACCTGCCATCTTCAATGCGAGGACGGTATTCCACCACCCAATAACGTCTTTGGGTAATATCGTAGACCTGCCGCACACACTCCAAGGTATTTATACATGGTATAAATACAGACCCACCGATTGGGAAGTTATCCCAATCAATGACAAACCGCACCCCATCGGGTGCAAGATCGTCAAGGTGTAGCCTGTTTTTGGAAGAGCGCGGCGGTTGTCGCCATACTTTGCTCAGTTTCATCGTCCATAAATGATGAGCAGTCCACAGTAATTGCATCGACGGGCGGCCAGTTTGAATGGGTGCCTTTACCCAAACGAACCTTTTCCTTCTTTGCTTTCGTGCGTCCTGTTTTCAGACCATCAACAAATCCACCATAGTTGATCTGTTGCTTACCGCACCACTCTTTGAGCGGCTTGGGCAGAAGGTACAACCTTTTAATGTCGTACTCATAGCGTGCCACAAAGTTCATTCGTGGGACAGCTTCGGGGTGAATCAAATGGTCAAGGCCCGTTGATTGTTTACGTGCATCATCCGTACTCTTGATACGCAGGATGCCGTTGTAGTGGTCGGCCAAGAAGTCCGTGAGGATGCTTTCGACGTCAACGCCCATCTCAGCCATGTCGGTACGTGCGTCTTGCATGACCTTGATAATCCACTGCACGATCGGTGCAATCTGCCAGTCAATCAGTCCCAACTTCTTAGCCAACATCAAGCCCGTGATTGAGCGTGATGCTAAGACAGACCAAAAGCGGTTATCGGCTTTGAGGCCAGCCGCCACGTCAATCTTGCGTTGAGTTGTCAGGGCAAGTTCTTTCACCGGCTCCAGATTGCCCATGACGTACTGGAGGAATGGCACAGCCGCTAACCCATAGTGTTCCTTTAGTGCGGCACTAAACTTGTCTGTCTCTTCCTTGGTTTCGAAGTTGACAGGTACGGCTTTGTATTCCAGTACCCGTTGGGCTTCCGCTTGTGGCAGAGCCTTGTATAGTGCAACGCGCTCAATGATGCTGGTGTTGCCTGTCGTGCCGAACAAAGTTTTCCATGGCTTACCACGTACACGCTCAACGTTACCCTTGGGCCCCATGCGATTGCGTTGCATACCACTAGGAAGTTGATAGGCAAAATCAGACAGGTCTTTCGGTGCGGTGTTGGTCATCTCATCCATGTACACGCACAGGTTTTTGTAGACCTCAGCGCGATTCATCTTTGAGTTAAACGTATCCCGTTCTTGAAGCATGAGCAGATCGGGGTCACCCCATATCGAGGCACCTGCCAACATCGCTGTTGTCTTGCCAAGGCCGGAGCCCTTGCTGAATATGTGAAACGCCGCCGCATTGATTGGTTGAAACTCCATCAACACCGCACCGAATGACATACCCACAACAAACTGGTGCATCTCCATTCCCGCCCTGTTGTAGAACGACATGGTTTTCTTCCACTCTTCCAACGAACCTTTTGGGTTGAAGGCAGGGAATAGACCCGCAGTTGCACTCGAAGGTGAATTGATCTCAACGCGATCTTTGAACACTTCCATATTGCCAAGGCAAAAGGACGTGCCCTTGTCATCTGTCCAACCAAACTGTCTACGGGCTTCGTCAGCTTCAGCCGTAAACTGTAACTCGTTTACCCATCTCATTGTGTACTCCATCAACTCGCCTACGTTCAAGACGGCAACGCCATGCGCGGCCAAGTATTTTCTGAACTCATCTTTAGTTCCCACCGCAGTCAGAGGTAACGTGAACTCACGTACCCCGTCTCTTGGCAGGTGCAATCTCATCACCAACGCTTCGCCCATCTCGGGGTCTTTCAGGCGACGTACAACGTACAGGTCATTGAAATAAACCATGACGTCTTTGTCTTCGCCCTCTGCGTTCTTGGAGTGCTTGAACACCCCACCATTCTTCCCACGGAAATACGGGTGTGGGTACTTGGGTATGCTGTACTTGATAGGGGTTGCGTTATGGATACCAAGCGGCTTTTGCACCACTACGTTATCTTCTTCCTCAGCCTCTTGTACTTCTCGCCCAAGCGAAATGGGTGACTTGATCTTGCCCCAATGCTGACAGTTCGTGCAGACATCAGGGCGGTACTCATTAAAGCGTTCGCACAGGTATGGGCCTTTGATCAGGTCAACCTTGGCTTCGGTACGCTCGGCAGTGTATTCCTCATGGTTGCATGAAATCTTGTGGATGGCTTTACCACCATCAACACAGAACTTAGCAATAGATAATGCGGCTCGCCACAGTGGTTCGGAGATGTTGTTTTGATTCATCACCGCTTCGCCAATCTGTGCACACCCGCTACCTGCCTGAGTCTTAATCAGGATGGTTTTGAAACGGCTGACGTAACTGCCCGACAGGGCTTGCATCATTGCGTCCGCTTCACGGGGTGCGTACTTCTTGGGTGCAAGCGGTACGTCGTCGTCTCCAATCAAGTTGCAGAACAACTCAAATGGAATTGGGTCAGCAGGGGAGCCGACAAACACCACATCTTTCGGTGGGGTGTCTTTGTGATTGTGCGTCAGGGGAACTCTAAGCACCCGAGCCGCATCAGCAGTAACCGCAGGGTCACCATACATATTGTGTTCACGGCATAGTCTTTTGAACCGCTCCGCAACAGGAATCCATGTTTCACGTGAAACAGGTTCAGTCAGTGGCCAGTACACGTGAATACCACGCCCTGAGTTTACGAGTGTTGGCTTCGGTAGTCTTACTGTTTTGCAGAACGTGCGTAGTGCTAGTAACGCGTCTGCTTGTGTTTCGTAGTCCTTTGACGGCCCACAGTCTAAATCTAAGAAGAACGACCTAAGTTGTTTTACGTTGGGTACTTTACGAGACCCCGCCTCTTCAAACGTACCGAGTGCAAAATAAGCGTCATAACCTTCGTTGTCCAAATTGTGGGCGGCATGGATAACTTCGTCGAGAGAACTGTAGAACTTCTGCACCTTGCGTTCGTCCGATAAACGACCCGCAAAGACACAGTAGAACCCAGCGTCTCCCAACACTGCCTCCAAAAATGTTTTAGTTTCCATATCCGCCGATAGTTAAAGTGAATGAGATAACTTAAAAGGCGGGGGTACTAACGGCGTCAGGCGGGGCTCGGTACCGAGCAGGTTTCCTTTGTCCGCCACTTTGATGAATTACCGCTTTCCCCCCAAATTTTAGTCGTCCCAATCACCTACGATGTCGGCAATATCAGACTTCTCAGCCGCAGGGGTTGCGGCCTTCTTTGTGACCTTGATAGGTTCTTCCACTACTTCCTCGGCTTCAACCTTAGCAGGTTTGGGTGCGGCCTTGGGTGCAGGTGCGGCTTCGATGGCTTTCGGTGCGGGAATCACACCATCCATCTGAGACACGTTCAAAGTGATTGCCTTGATGGTGTCAGCGTGGTCACGCATCTCCAAGGCGGCTTTCAACTCGTGCTCTTCCAATGCGCGTACTGGCTTGAAGATCAACTTAGGTGTTGCGCTGTCAATGTCAAAACGCATCTCAGTCACGATGCTGATTGCATGTGTGTTGTGTGCTTTGAGGTAGCGACCATAGGCTTGCAGTGGCATCTTCTTACCTTCTGCATCACCGAACACGGATGTCGATGGCAGGTTGATTTGATAGACTTCTTGCTTGTCCAACTCGCCTTCGATCATCACAGCGATACGCTGTTGGAATCGGCATGCGCGGCCTTCACCGCTTGGTGCAGAACCCTTGACGTGCTGAGGGCAGTCCTTGCAGAAAGACGCCTGACGCTGATCTTGTGGAACAGCGGGGTCGGGGCGTTGGGTATCAGACGACCAACATGTTGGCTTTGTGATCTTGCCCTTTTGGTACACGCCCTCAAAGAACATACGGGATACGGGTGCGGCATTGACCAACACGACGTTCATTGCACGATCTTCGCTGACGCGAACTTCTTTACCGCCAATGAATTCGCGGAACGCACCGCCTTCAATGGAGATGCGACGATTGCCGCTACCTGTGCTACCTGCGAGGGTGCTTGTCAGGTTGTCTTCGATACCGCCAAGCAGTGCAAGGGCGGCGTTGTTAGGCTTACCAAAAAGTGTTAATTCGCTCATTTCGTTCTCCGGTTAAATATCTTTATCAGTTGTTTCAAAATCAAGTTCAAGTTGGACGGGTAGTCCCACATCAGGTTCAATCATCTTCACGTCGTCCTTGGGTTTGCTAGACAGGGCGGCTACCACTTGGGACACATTGAAACGATAGGTGTTGCCTACCTTCACGTATGTATCTTTGGGGATATAGCCCTGACGCAACCAAGCACGTACAGTTGAGACTGAGACTGTGAAGTGTTTAGCCAACGCTTCGATTGGCACAAACGGCTCTGTCATCATTTCCTCCGTACAGTTATGGTGTATTCGCTATCCACGTTGAGACCCGGTGGTAGCACGTCGGGATTGGCCTCAAGGAACTGTTTCATGTTTCCCTGATGCAAACGCTCATGTAGAAGTTCGGGCACGCCCTGATCTACAATAAATTTACGCATGGACTCCCAATCGTTCGTCCAATAGTTTGACTTGACAGTGCGGTAGAACAAACCTTCTTCCGTACGCACACTCTCAATGTTCTGTTCCTTGCAGTACACAAGTAAAGCCGCTTTGACTCTGTCCATCTGCGCCTTGAGAATCTTCTCCCCCTCCTCGTAGGCGATACGGGCTTCGTCGTGCTTGGCCTTCATCTTCAAATATACCTTGACCAATTTTTCCACTGGTACTTTGGCTGTTTCTTCTGTCATCTTCGTTCTCCGTTTGGTTATTGGAATCTTTATTATAGTGGCTATTTATCCTTTATTCAAGTATTTCTTTGTAAAGATCAACTATTTTTGTGTGTACGTCTATTTTATTATCTAATAAGTTGTAAACGTGTCTTTCTACACCTGACCCCACAAGCTGTACCACTGTTGTTGGGTGTCGCTGGCCTGATCGGTGAACTCGGGCGTTGGCCTGTGCGTACGTCTCAAGGGACGAGGTTGGCCCCCACCACACCACAGTATCTGCGGCAGTCAGGGTTACGCCATGGGCGGCTGACTGAGGTTGGATGACAAGCACCCGTGTGTCATTGGGGTCGGTTTGGAATCTGTTGAAGATGTCGGTGCGTTTGTTCAAGGGCACATCACCACTGATTACTTCGGTCTTGACGCCCTCGGCATTGAGTTTGTC